AGGCGCTCAAGGAGATCAACGAGCAGGCTTACCGGCACGAGTACCTCGGCGAGATGGTGGGCACAGACGGCGAGGTTTTCCGCAACGTCGAGGACAGGGAGCTGACCGACGAGGACGTCGAGGGTTTCGCCTGGACGCGCTGCGGCGTCGACTGGGGCTATGCCGTCGATCCGTGGGTCTTCGTCCGCGTTGCCTACGACCGCAAGACGAAGACCGTCTACGTGTTCGACGAGGACAGGGGCCTGCGCCTGTCGAACGAGCAGACGGCATCGCGCATCAAGGCGCGGCTGTCCGACGAGGATCGGGACGGCAGCCCGACGTACCTGCCGAGGGCCCCTCGGAACCGCGTGTACGCCGACGCCGCCGAGCCCAAGAGCGTCGCCAGCTACCGCGCCCAGGACATCGACTGCCGCGCCGCGGCCAAATGGCCGGGCTCTGTCGAAGAGGGCGTCCAATGGCTCCAGACGCGCGCCAAGATCGTCATAGACCGCAAGCGCTGTCCCCTCGCCTACCAGGAGTTCTCGGCATACGAGTACGAGGTGGACAAGGACGGCAAGACGCTCGAGAGCTACCCCGACAGGGACAACCATGCGATCGACGCGGTGCGATACGCGCTATCGCCGCTGATCGCGGACAAGAAAGAGGTATAGCATGGAGAACAGCGCCAACGGCTACGCGGGCATCGGCTGGGTGCGCTCGCTCGGCTACCCCACCGCCGCGGTGCCCATCAAGGGCCGGCTGGACGAGTGGTGGGGCTGGTACCGCGCGGAGGGGGACTTCTACGCGTACGCCGAGACCGACCCGAACGGGACAACGTTCAAGGTCGAGCGCATCAGCTTCAACCCGGCGAAGATGGTGTGCGAGGACTGGGCCGGCATCCTGTTCAACTACCGCACCTCGCTCGGCCTGGAGGGCGTGACCGACCTGGATGACGGCGAGGAGCCCGAAGAGGGGCTGCAGGCGGCCTGCGACTGGATGGCGCAGTGGGCGAAGGACGTGCGGCTGTTCGCCGACGCCTCCAGCTGGGAGCGCGCGTTCGGGCTCGGCACGGAGGGGTTCGCCCTCGGCCTCGACGGGCTGCGGGAGGACGGCGGGGCGGACGCCGGCACGCGCGTGACGCTGCACCGCTACGACGCGGCGTCTACCGTGCCTCTGTCGTGGACCTCGGAGGGCTGCACCGAGGCCGCGTTCTGCGCCGCGATCATGCACAAGGGGCGGCCCTACACCCAATGGACGGCCTACACGCTCGACGAGGAGGGCCGCTGCGTCATCCGCACGGCGCACTTCAAGGGCAACGGGCAGCGGGTGGAGCTGGACGGCTTCGCCTCCGAGGTCCGCACCGGCATCGATGGCCCCTTGTTCGTGCTCGCGAGCCCGGAGATCGACAACACCTACCGCGACTGCGGGCCGTTCGGCGTGTCGGTCTTCGACGGCGCCCTGGGCGCGCTCAAGCTCGCCGACGGCAGCTTCGACAACACCTGGCGCGACGTTTTCCTCGGCCAAAAGCTGCTGTTCCTGCCCGAGGAGATGCTCCAGGCCGCGCCCGACGGCACCGTGGTCGTCCCCCGAGCCAGGGACCAGCAGCTCTTCATGGCGCTGCCGGGCGAGAGCGTGGGCGGCGAGCCGCGCAAGCCCTACGAGTACAACCCCAACCTGCGCGTGGAGGACAACCGCAAGGCCATCGACACCGCGCTCGCGCTGCTCGGCAAGCGCTGCGGCTTCGGCATGAGGTACTACTCGCTCGACGAGGCAGGCAACCCCAAGACGGCCAAGGAGGTCGGCGCCGACAACGCCGAGCTCATGCGCAACGCCAAAAAACACGAGCAGGCCATGGGGGCGCAGGTCTCCCGGCTCGCGGAAAAGGCGGTGGCGCTCGCGAACCGGTTCTGTGCGGCAGGCCTGCCGGACGTCTCCGGCAAGGCGTGCGTGCTGTTCGGCGACACGATCATCCAGGACGAGGACACCGAGCGCGAGCGCATGCGCGCCGACGTCGCCGCCGGCCTCGTGCCCGCTTGGAAGTACACGCAGACGTACTACGGCGTGAGCGCGGAGACCGCTAAGGAGTGGACGGGCGAGGGGGCCTCCGGCGGGGCGATCGACCAGGGGGCGGTGCAGGAGATCGCCGGCAAGACGCTCAACGGGGCGCAGACCCAGGCGCTTCTCGGCGTCATCGCGCAGTACCAGCGCGGCGAGCTCACCGAGGGCCAGGCCGTCAACGTCATCGCCACGGCCATCGGCGTTACCAAGGAGGAAGCCGCCAAGCTGCTGCACGGCGACGTGACCGAGGCCATGCCGGAGCCGGCGTAGGATGCTCGGCGAGCGCGACATCGAGGAGCTGGCCGCGAAGATCACGGGCGGCGCGCAGGAGGCGTTCGTGGCCGGCCTCACGGCCGCCCTCGTCGACGACCTCATGGCCGGCGTGGTCAACGCGACGACGCGCAGCACCCTTGGCGCGTTGGCGGCCGCCAACCGGGAGCGCGTGGACACGCTGCTCATGGAGCACCGCGCGAAGATCTCCGAGACGGTCATGGCAGAGGTGCGGAGGACGCTCCTCGCAGCCGACGAGCGCGACGCCGAGGCCATAGCCGCCTTCCGGCACGCCTCGCCCGAGGGCGCCACGAGGCGCGCCCGGATGATGGCCGAGCAGGCCGCCGTCGGGATACGGCAGATGGTCGAGCGGCAGAACGTCGCGCTCGCGCGCCAGGCGGAGGAGGCGTGGTACGCCGTGGCCGCCGAGGGAATCCGCTACGCCGAGGCAGGGGCCATGCCGAAGGGCTGGATCGACAAGGCGGTCGTGCGCCTGGCGGACGCCGGCGTCAAGACGGTGGACTACCGCAGCGGGACCAGCAGCCAGGTGGACGTCGCCATCAAGCGCCACATGCGCACGCAGGTCAACCAGGCGGCCGGCCGCATGGAGATCGACCGCCTGGATGCGTGCGGGCACCGCTTCGTGCAGACCACGGCGCATTTCGGCGCCCGCGAGGAGCACCAGGAGTGGCAGGGCAAGGCGTTCTGCCTCGACGGCGCCTGCGAGGTGGGCGGCGTGCGCTACCCCGACTTCTACGCCGCAACCGGCTACGGCACCGTGACGGGCCTGTGCGGCGCGAACTGCCGCCACCACTTCGGCGTCCACGTTCCGGGCCTCTCCAAGCTGCCCGGTCTGCCCGAGAAGGTCAACGGCATGGACGCCCGGGAGTACTACGAGGCGACCCAGCGCCAACGCGAGCTGGAGCGCCGGGTGCGCAAGACCAAGCGCGAGATCTCCGCCATGGAGCAGGCGGGCCTGGGCCTCGAGTCGCCGGCCTACGTCCAGAAGCGCCTCGTGCTCGGCCGCCAGCAGGCCGCGCTGCGCTCGCACTGCGCCGACAAGGGCCTCGTGCGCCAGTACGCGAGGGAGCGGGCCTACGGCGTGGACTCGCAGCCAAGGGCTCTCAGGAGCACCGCCTGGAGCCCGAAAAACTCGCCGTCTCTCAACAGCGCAGTGCCCAGATCCTTGAAGAGGCGGGTCGACGGGTTCCTCAAGTCGCCGCCGACGGCTCCAGGGAAGGACTGCGCGCGCATATTCCGGGACAACAGGTCCATCATCCGCATCGCCGACGCCAAGGCGGCAAGGTCGTACTTCACGCCCGCGACGGGGAAGCTGACGCTCAAGAAGGGATGCGACGCGAGGACGGTGTTCCACGAGTCGGGCCACCTGTTCGACTACGCGCTTCGGGCCGGCCCGATCGGGAACGGGACATGGACGAGCGCGCGTTTCAAGGCGGGCGGCACCACGTTCGGCGACGAGCTGTTAAGGGACTACGGCGAGCTGCTCGCCAGCCGAGGGCTCGGCGCGGGCAAGGATCGGGAGCTAGCGGCGGCGATCAGGGCCGAGCTGGCTGGCGCGCCGCCGAGGGCAACGGTCGAGCTCTCCGACATCCTGTCCGGCTGCTCCTCGGGGGCCGCCCACCTCGGCTTCGGCCACTCGCGCGCGTATTGGGCGCGCAGCCCGGACAACCTGCCCATCGAGGCGTTCGCCAACATGTTCTCGGCGGCCAGCACGAGCGCCGAGGCGTACGCGGCCCTCTCGCGCTATTTCCCCCGAGGTGCTAAGATGTTCGAGACGATGATAGGAGCCATCAGGTGAAGCCCAAGGGCATCGACATCCCCGAGAAGTACGGCGACCTTGCCATGGACGCCCTCGCCGAGTACGAGCGGGTGTTCGGCGAGCTGACGTTCAGCAACGTCGACATGACCGCCGAGGAGACCGTCGAGGCCGTAAAAGCCGCCATCGCCTCCGGCAAGCCCCTGGCCGACGACGTGCCAGACGATGCCGTGATCTAGCGCACCAGCGTACACCAGCCGCCCTACGGGGCGGCTTTTTCATGCGCCGGTGACACCTCCCCCACCATGCAGCCATCGCGAGCGCCGAGCGCAGAGGGGCGCCGTCAAGCGCGCAGGGAAGCGCGTACCAAACGCGACGAAGGAGCAGGAATTGGGAGCAGAAGCAGCGACGCAGGCCGCAACGACACCGACACCAGCAACGGCAGCCACGACCACGGCCGCTCCGGCAGCGCAGCCCGGAGCCGAGCCGGCCGCGACGCCGGCGCAACCGGAAGCGCAGACCGAGCAGGGCGGCCCCAAGGGCCAGCCGAACCAGGAGCAGCAGATCGCCCGCATCGTGGCGGAGGCGCTCAAGCCCATCGGCGAGCGCCTGGCCAAGCTGGACGGCGCCGACCCCGAGGCGGCCAGGCAGGCCGTCGCGGACACGCAGGCCGACATCGACGCGATCAACGCCAGGCACGCCGAGGAGGCGAAGCGCTGGGCGGTCGAGCGCGCGCTGCTGACGGCCGAGTGCATCGACACCGTCGGAGCCATGGCGCACGTCGATCTCGACGGCGTGGAGCTGGCCGACGACGGCAAGCCCAAGGGCGCGGACGTGGCCAAGATCAAAGCCGAGTTCCCCCACCTGTTCAAGGCCGCCGCGGCAGTGCCCACGGTGACGACGGGCGCAGCGCCCGCAGGGTCTCCGGGAACTGGCCCGGCAAAGACCATCAAGGAGGGCCTCGCGGCCCTGAAGAAGTAAGGAGCATCTATGGCTACCACATTGGCGGAACTCGCCATCAACTCGCAGGACAAGCTCAAGCAGGGCTTCATCAACGAGCTCATCACCGACAGCTACATCCTCAACATGATGCCGTTCGACGACTGCCTGTCCGCGAACGGCACGTCCGATCTCGTCTACGCCTACAAGCGCGTCGAGACCGGCGCCTCCGCCGCGTTCCGCTCGCTCAACGAGGAGCCCAAGGCCTCCGAGGTCAAGATCAAGCGCGTCACCACCAAGCCGGGCATCCTGTCGAGCAAGTGGGAGATGGACCGTGTGGCCAAGACCGCCGCCGAGGACCTCTACGAGCTCAAGGTGGCGGAGTCGAAGAACGCCATCATCCGCAAGTTCAACGCAACGCTGATCGCAGGCGACACCGCGACCGAGGAGAAGGGCTTCGACGGCCTGGCCAAGGCGCTGAAGGACTCGAGCACCGAGTTCACGAGCGCCGTGGACCTCACGGCGCTCGACAAGCCGACGGCGCTCGCTTTCGCCACGGAGATGGACACGCTGCTCGCCTCGCTCACGCGCGACCCCGACGTGCTGGCCGTCTCGCCTCACATGGCCACGGTCATGAACGCCATCTGCCGCTACATCGGCATGGAGTCGCTCACGATGGACGACGCCGGCAAGCGCGTGCAGCACTGGGACGGCATCCGCATCGAGAAGCTGCGCGACGGCGCGCTCGCCACCAACGACATCTACGCCATCTGCTTCGGCCTGGAGGAGTTCCACGGCATCACGCTCACGGGCGACTCCGGCATCAACGTGGCGCTGCCCGACTGGAGCGCGCCGGGCGCCGTCAAGAGCGGCGACAGCGAGTTCGTCTGCGGCTGCGCCTTGAAGAAGACCAAGGCCGCCGGCGTGCTGCATCCGAAGGCCGCGACCCCCGCGCAGGGCTAGGCCGTGGAGGGCCTGCTGCAGGACATAGAGCCCGACTACAGCTACTACGCGGACGTCTACCACGGGACGATGGGCGAGGCGGCCTTCGGGGCCGCCCTGCCCGACGCGCTCGCGGAGGTGTCGTGGGCCCTGTGGCCGGGCGCCGACCTCGCGCCCATCGAGGACCGCGTCAAGATGGCGGTGTGCTCGGTGGCCGACGCCGCAGGCAACACGGAGCGAAGGCTCGTCTCCTACACGGCCGGCAAGGTGCGCCAGGAGTTCGGAGGCGCCGGGTTCTCCCTCACGGCAGAGGCGGGGATCCGGCGCTGGCTCGGCGGCACGGGCGCGCTCAAGAGGGGGCGGTGGCTATGAGCCTGCTCTACCCCGATACCGTCACCGTATACAACCGCCTGGGCGGCGAGGGCCGTGCCGTCTCGTGG